CAATGTCCTTTAGTGTATGCAAACGTAAGACTCGATCTATTGTAAGAACAGAGTCTCCGTTTTGTTTAAATGCTCGTGCTACATGGCTACCAATGTAGCCACATCCACCAGTTACTACGATTCGTCTAGTCATTATATTTCTTTGTAAGTGCGTGTACCAGCCACAATATACCTAAGTTTATAGCAAAATATATGATTAATATAATAGCAATATTAATATCGGTGTCGCTCACTCGGGTTTACCGCCTGTACATGATCCGCCATCAAACCAAAGTTCCTGTGCTTGCTTTTGATAGCGTTCTAGTTCTACTTTACGCTTCCACTCTTCATACTGCTCGGCATTACGACCATGACTACCATCGCAGTAAGGTGGGTGCATTGTTTTCCCGCAACCGCATTTAGGTTGTCCGTTAGTTTCTGGTTTTGCTTGCACAAAGGCCTCCGAATTTAATACCAAACCAACAGCATAGCAATGATGCAATTGGTGTAGCGATTACAGTTGTTATAAACCAACCTAAGTTACTCATTCCGGAATCCTTATTTTTAATCCGCGCCACTGTCCTACTGCTTCTGTGGTATCCCATCCCTTTTCCTTAGTCCATATAACACGATGCGGCCAAGGCCAATGTAGCGTCATTACATCATATTCGCCTTCGTTAACTGGATCTACATCACCTGGGAACCAGTCTGTTAGCAATGATTCTAAATCCTCTGTAGTAAAGGTCGTCACGTTAATCCTCTATTTGAATATATTCATCATCGGCACATAAAGCTTCAAACTCTGCTTTAAGTTTTTCAAGATTGTCTTCTAAGTCAGATACATCACTCTTAGTGCGACAATACTTCTTGCGATTAGCACGTCCTTCTTTGGTATTGGGATCATAATCAATCCACGTAAACTCTGTACCATTGCAAGCAGGGCAGTGATCGTTATATTCAGCATCTTCAATTCGGTCTGATCCCATACCTACCCAGCCGCACTCCTTGTTATCGCATGCAACATCAACTGGCTCTGGCGGACGATTTGCCCACGAGCTTGTGTCCCAGTTAAATCCCGACCAAGTCTTTACACCACCAATAGCGTTAAACTTGCCGTATTCCCACTCACCAAAGTTTTCACCATCCCAATACAAACTACCGTATGTGGTACCAAAGTGACTCCATACAGCATTATAGTATCCTGGGTGTACTGGCTTTTGCTTAGGAAATTTGAAGTCTATAGTCTTTTCCCATGACTCTGGGCTAGTACCATACTCAGGATGTCCCCAGTCTTTTTCTTCGGGTTCGTAGCGTTCAAAGTGTCCTTCGTCGTCAATCATACGCACCATGACAAAGTCCGAACTTTTACCATCTGTTGAGCCGCCCCAGTTGTCAATGTCTTCACCGTCATAGCTAACACCATGCACAATTTCTTCGTCATCAAAATCGGAAATATGTAAAGTTAGCTTTTCAATATCAAATGGTGCACGAAGTTCAATTTCACCTTCAAAGAATGTACCTTTTTCGTTTGAACTGCCAACAAACACTACTTCGCCTTTTTTGCGACTTCCAATCCAAACTTCGTCATCGGTGTCAAGCTGTGCGCTATCGTCACAACCATCAAAATCTTCTAGACTACGTTCAAGTACTGTATCACCGTTTTCATCTTCAATCTGTAGTGTACCTGCATTACGACTAACGCCGTGAACGTGACCCATGCTATCGCACTCGTACCAAGATCCTGGATAAAATGGTAAACGATCAGGATCAAGACCCATGTTTTCGGCGGCATCACTATCCCAGGCCAAATCACTGAGATCAACTTGATTCTCTGTGCAATAATCCCAAACGTCCTGGCCAACTGTGCCCATGACTTTTTCGCCACCGTAACCCCACATAGAGATCTTGTAGGTGCGTGGTGTGAACTTAATAAGTTCTACTAGTTCTTCTGCTGTAACTTCTTTAACTTCTGCTTGGTGTCCCATAGTTCGCCTCTGAGTTGATTTTCTAACTGTCTATAGTTTTGTACTTCTGTTAGTAACGATTGATTTAAATTTAACTGGATTTCATAATCTCGACGTTCTTTGTCAGTCATTTCTATTTGCTTAACTACTTCTTTGGGTGCAGAAGTACGTCCTGCTAGATAGCAAACCAAACCTAAGATAATGTAAAGAATAAAGTCCATAATGTATTATAGCATTGTTTTATTTTTGTGTCATTCTAAAATTTGGACTCGTGTGTATGTTTTCGGTAATCGGTTGACATACGACGCCATTGTTCACCTTTGCCCTCTAATATGTCTACGATGCGATCAATGGTGCCATCGGTCCAATCTGAGATCTTACCCATATTTGGGCTTGGTGCTTGTAACGCACCCCATAACTTGGTCATTGCATCATCTATCGACCAAGGAACGTATAACCGGCTTGCGTCATTTGCAAAAGTTTCAGGGAAGCTACGATAAGCAGGATATAAAACATTCGATCCAAGCGTATCAGCTTCGGATACAGTATTGGAGACCCAGTCTTGTAAAGCGCAATTAAACAATACCCTAGTGTCATTAAGCAAAGCATAGTAATCATTTTTTTCTAAATCCTCGTATACAGTCAGCAAGCCACGTGCTTGTAAGTCACGTGTACGAGCCATATAGCTGTCGTTGTTGCTTTTTAATTTGGCACCTGAAAAGATACAGAACTCAACAGTATTCATTGGGAAGTTATCTCGATGTTTAGCATGCCATGCTTCGATAAAGTCCATGTAAAAGTCTGGCTGTTTCTCTTGATCCCAACGTGCGGCAAATCCTACACGATATTTGCGATCTATAAATGGCTTAAGTTCTCCGGGTACACGTGCTCGAACTTCCGCCTTACCAAATGCCAGTCCAGAAATGTTATAGATGTCGCCTTCCCATCCGGCAACCTTCATGTGCATGGCCATTTCTTCATTTGATGCTAGGATAATATCCGCAAAACTATCCACCATCTTTTCGTAAAGTCCCATCCACTTTTGCATACCCCAAACATGAACGAAATCATCAGGGTCAATACTTTGTGCCAAACAGCGAACAGCAATACGAGGACGGTGAGCAGGATCGATTTGATCCATAATGTAAGGCAAGCTCTCGATACCGGGTTGAAACATGTCTTCAAAGTAGATAACATCTTCATTAGTAACTTCTCCTTGTTTCATCTTTTTAACAAGATTCATTAGCTGACTCATACCAAAGTAAGTACGACCATGTGCATCTAGCACCTGTCCTGTTACAATAGCTTGATCGTTACTGAGTGTTTCACCTTCAACGATTTCGTAGTTGATACCACGACGTTCAAATACAGCACGATTCCACTCTTGTAGTTGTAGAGTGTAACGAGCTTTATAAGGCTCCAACCCCATATACCATAATTTACGCATTTTATATAATCTCATTAATCTTTAATAATTTGAAAAAAACTATCAAAAGGTATCGAATAGACTGAAAATCTAATAGCCTCTGTTAAAGTCTTAAAAGATTTCCTAGTTCTACCCGATCCTATATAGTAACTAACAATATAACTAGTCACGGGGTTTCCAGTTATTATCACGTGGCTTAAAGTTAGTACGATCACGCTTAGGAGTACGCCACTGATCCCAAGGTTCACGACCTTTAGTCATTTTAACATACTCGCCATAGGGAGTACGCTCATTGTATAAGTGTTTTTCGTCATACGGATAGCCGTAATCTTGACAAAACTGTTTGTATACTTCTAAATCTTCAAAGATTGTTTTTACTTCAGGTTTAAGGCGAAGATACTTAGTAAGCCATTCTGGTTTGGCCATGATATTTCCTTTTAAATAACGATTGATTGACTTGGACGGGTGAGGTTGTAAGTAATCTGGCATCCGTTTTCACCGTCCTCGGATACTTCGATTGTAACAGCACGATTAGGATAACGTGCGGCAATTTGTGTGTATAAGTCATCTGCAATCATTTCGCAAGACTTATAGTTAAGTTCTAAAACTCGACCTTCACCAAAGGGACCGGTCCCAGTGTAAAGGTTTTCAAGCCAGCGTTTGAACTGGATGAACTCGATGTCCCTGTCATTGTGGAATACATCGATTGACACCCTGAAATGAAAGATATGGCGATGAGGACTAGCCAAAAACGATACATCATATTCATCTCCTGTTGCTAGTAGCGGGTCAGTTGCTGCCGCTGGGTAGCAATGTATGCCTTCTCGTTGAAACGTAACCCAAATCTGTCTTTGTGCCGCGGACATAATACGATCTGTTTGTGCTCTTTGTTCTTGATTCATGTTATGCCTTAAGTTTACTCATTGTAATAATCTTTCCCAATTCGCGATCGAAGTCCGATCCGTCGGGAATAATATGTAACTCTCCGTTGCCATATTCGTTTGTTTGCATCTGTACAATAGTTCCGCCATTAGCTGGGGTAATCTTAATAGTCATTGTTTGACTGGATTGTGGACTAGCTGATTGTTGATAAGTGGGGCTGATGTTAATAGAGCCAGCACCATTTCCGCCTAATGTATAACTCATCGGTTTATATTCCTGTGGTTTCTTTTCTTTTTCTATAACTAATCTACCGGCAGCTAGCCAGTTTAGTATATCAATACGTAAGTTTTTAAACATCTAATAGTTTATTTAGATTGGGAAAAGTTGTAGTAAAATTTAATGTCCTGCGTTGATCTATATTGTTCAATGAGTATACAACATTAGCAGGATCTTTGTCAAACGGTTTGGTAAGAAAATCCCGACAATTCTGAATACTTTGTCCAAATGTTGTTGCGGTTTCTGTATAGGTATTTAGGTAAGCAGTAATCTTATCTAAATCTTTTATATTACGAGCATCTAAAAACTTTGGCCCAGTTACTGTATGTACTGCTATTTTATTCAGATCAACTCCTAGACTATTAATATATAATCCAGTTTCAATAATAGTGTCGGCAGTAAGTAAGAAGTAGTTCATGGTAATACCCACATTGTCCCACTCCGTTAATAACTGTTTTAAGTTACGTTCAAACTCAGACCATACTCCAGGATAGCGTATGTATTCAAACTGGGCACCGGTGGCTTCAACACTTACTTCCCATTTAACATTTTTAAACTGTTTGATTTGTTCGTAAATCTTGTTTGTTAGGTTACTAGCATTGGTGGTAATACGTACTAGACAATCGGGATTGATTTGATGTAGTTCTTCTAGTAGCTCTAGATTTTCTTTGATTAACAGTGGTTCGCCACCGGCTAGATATACTTCTTTAACATTAGATAAGTTAGCAAAGGCATACTCTTTTAACTTTACAAAATGTTCTCGATCGGCATTGACTTGTTGGCTTAGTTCCCGTGCCCATTGGCTACTTAATGTTGGACTACAGTAAACACAGGCATAGTTACAAGTATTAGACCAACGTAGATCTAACTGCGTTAAACTATGTTTACCGGCGTAATCAATGTTGACATCTTGGTGTAGTTCAAGTTGATAAGCACGGTTACTAAACAATGGATCTATTTGTTCGACACTTTTACATTGATTACAGGCGGTCGGCCAAGCATCGTAAGTTAAACTTGTACGTATGTCTTGATTAGTGTAACCATCAAGAATATCTTTGATTGGTTGGAACTTTAGATTTCCAAGGGGAATAGAGCTAACAGCACAGTTCTTAACCATACCATCGGGTTCAACTGCAATACCTGTCCACGGTAGCGGACATTTGATCATCGTATTACTTCATCTTGTGTATATCGAGACCAATCTGTGAACACGCTACGATCACGCAGTTCGTGTATGCTATGGCACCAAACACCGGGGTTTGTCTTAGCAAAATCTTTATCATCTAGTTTAAGAGTAGCATTGTATCCTAGCAGTTGAATATAAGGCAACTTAACTGAGATCATTGGAATAAAGTTATTGTACTCGATTAAACAACCTTCAGCTAGGCCTTCGGCGGCAGAGGAATCTAAATCTAATGTACATAGTATACCAGCTTGTAAACACTCAGTAATCATACCTTCCCATTCACGCCAGGTATCTCCATCGTTAACTTCTGGATTAGGAAAACTTTGATTGGCGCCAAAATAAACATGGGTACAGTTATTATTCTTAACTAAGTTTAAAATAACACCGGCATCTTGAATACCTACTACAAATAGTGTGCGATGTCCATATGCTGGACTGTGTTCTACTTCCTTGCCTACAAAGAAGTTTACCTGTTCGTGACCTGCTCTAACCATGTGTTTTACGCTCTCTGAATGCTAGTTCTTCTTTAAGTTTAACAATATCGTCTTTAATATGCAACCGTTGTTTTTTCAACTTGTTTAATAGTTCATCCTGAAATGCGCCTGTGCTTTCCAAACCATCAATCTTTTTATCAAGTTTGGCATGCTCATCTTCTAAATGTTTAATACGTGCTGGGATTGTCATTCTGCCTCCAATGCGTCTAGTTTTGATTCGTCTAATCCAGAATCATCAATATGATGTTCTTCAACTTCTTCACTGCCTTCTACTTCAAATAACTGATCAAACATAGCATTACCATTAATAGCCTTTTTGCCTTTAAATCCACGTGTGCCAATAATCTCGGTCCAGTATGTACTGTAGGATTCGATTAAGTCCAAGGCCTTTTGTTTGTCTGTTTCGGCAAAGATAGCTTCTACCAGATGCTCAAAGTATTCTCCACCTGGGCCCGAGCTACGCATCATAGCAGGGTGAGCACCAGCATCAAAGCGACGATTGGCTTCTTGTACGGCAGTCAAATGCATCCATACATTATGTCCCATTAGTAGAGCATAGCTAAAGCTGTCCCAACTTGTTTTGCCTTCTTTACCGTTTTTATTAAGGTCGCCCGGTTTGTAAATGCACACATCCTTCATCTTCATCATATTACTAATAGGGCTATCTTCCCAACGTGGATAGATACCGTCGGCAACTACTCCGTCGGACCACTTGCGTGTGTCTGTTGCGTATTTTTTGTCATCTGCGCTAGGCGCCATGCGGTATGACCATTTACCGTTGTCAGGAAATACGTTCTCGAAGTAGACTTGGCCGTTGGCAGTTGCCAAAAACGGACTAGCGCAATCAAAGCTAATAGTGAAACTAGGATTGACATATTTTCTAATGTTCCTTTGTATAACTGTGAGCAAGACTGCCCACTCTAGTTTACTTGTGCCCAAGAAGTGCATCCAATCATGCCGACCTTCTTGTAGCAAGTTATCGTGACGTAGAGTAACTAATCGCTTAAGGATTAAGTGTACGTCACACATGTTCTGGCCTCCCATAGCCCAACCATTGAAGTGTGTATCTGGATACTTTGCAGGATCACAGTAGTCCTTCATAGTTTCATACCAACGATCTGCGTCGGGGTGATTAGCACCTTGTAATACGTTAAGGATCTTAACCCCGCCATTAGCAACACCCTTGCGGTGTTTCATGAAGTATTCGTTGTTAAACTTTGTAGCATCTACAGCTTCTTCTAAAGTTTTAATACCACACTTGGCACTAGCGTTTTTATCATGTATAACCCAAGTTGGAATATCAAGGGTCATACCATAGTCAGCGATGCCGTCCAGCCAAGCTAAAACTTGTTCACGTTTTTTCTGGGCCTTCGGGCAACCTGAGCCGGCCTTCCAATCGCCTTCCCATAATCCTTTAGCAATCTGGAATCCACCAGAGTCACCAAGCATTAGTGTGTTGGGATCGCGATTGCGTACCATATCCTCTGACCAGTCCTGCTTATTAAGGTCAAGGTTTGCGTGGCCGCCGGAGTAAAGCGACCACTTATATGGGAACAATGCTTTCTGGTCATTTAGCCAGTTCATCTGTTCCATATCTGTTAAGCCCTGCGGAAAACGTGCAGGATCTACATATTCTTCGTTACGTTGTTTGCCTATAAAGGTAGCATAAAAGCCACTGATCGCTGGTAAGAACACAGCATAGTCTGATTGTTTAGCAGTTAAGTTATCTTGGGTCATTGTATTATTCGTAAAATGTTACACTATTGATTAAAGCATAATCACGACTGTATGCTTGTTTAAATACTTCAAAGTATTTAGGTCTGCTGAGTAAATCCCGCCAAATATTTTTTGATTGATTAATAGCATCAACATTTGGTTGCACTTCTTGTTCGTTAACTGGTGCTGGCGGTGTAGTACTAGTAAATCCATGACTGTCAAAAAACCGTTTCATTTTTGTTGAAAGGTCGTTGTCGCACCAAAAGTACACAGCATGAGTTAAATCTAATCCATCAATAAAGTTATATTGCGGAGTAGTATGCTCATCGGTTAAAAAGTATTCAAAGTTTTCAAACACAGAATCTATAGTGTTTTCGGCTACAGCAGTAGGCAAACCATCTGCCATTGGGCATTGTGATAACCAACGCTGTACTGGATCTCTAACTATGATAACAGGAGTTAGTCCTTTAGAATCTTCTGTGGTAAAGTTATGTGAATCCCAGCGATCATTTAAGTTTGTACCTAAATCACTGATATACTTACGCATCCACATACTAGCACACTTAGGTGTATTATAGTAAGTTAATCCACGTGAACGATTGATCAGTCCCTGTCCATAAACATGACTACTAGTCCAAGTTGCTCCAGGAAAAAACTTATCCACGATGTATGCCCGACAGTTGCTTGCTACCATACAGTCTAACTGACCATATTACTCTGTAGTCAAGATGATAAAACTTTTTAATCTTTTCAAGATACATAGGATTATCTAATAGTGTTCTAAAGAAAGTTGCATATTTTTTTCTAACGGGATTACCAATGGTAGTATGTTGATAAACACGGTTAGTGTAATCTACATCAGCATAGCCTTGTTCCTTTAACCAACTGGTAAAGTTTGCCCTGTAAGAATCGTCTGCCATCATAAAAGTACAACGATTTGGGTCAATGTTTCTGATAAAATATACTTGTCTTGCAGTATGCTCATCAAACTCAACTTGTTCCATAATAAAATCAATGAATGATTTATTAAAATCATCAAGATCAAAGTCGGGATGATACAGTGAAAAATATTCTGCAATACCGCTTACCCACCGTTCTACAGGATCACGTAATACAATCAAAGAATGATAGTTTGTTAAATGGTCTAAGTGATAGTTTTTAACCACCCACCCTAGTTCTTCTAAGTTGGGTTTAGTCCAACTGCTGGCATTCTTAGAAATGTTTACATACATTAGATCATTTGTAGGAGCAATCCAACAAGTTCCTAATGTATGATTCTTTGGCTGCCAGGGTTGATGAAATAGCATTACTTAGTTTGTGCTGGTAGTTTGTAGTAGTAAGTTGCAAGTCCAGAGTCAACGGTAATCTCTGCAACACCGTCGTCGCTAATCTTAAATGTCTTGTCGCCCGGCAAGCTAAGGATTGAGTTCACTACTGCAACTGGCCAGTTTAACTGTTTAGTCAACGTACCCGATGTTGTAGCAAATGTAAATGATCCTGCGTGGCTACTAGAATCACCAAAGAAAAACTTTAGTTCGCCATTTTCTGTTTTGCTTGAAAACACAGTAGCGTCGGAGTGTGCCATTGCTTGAAACTTTAACTTTTGAATGCTTAGTGCTGTAGGATTAACTTCTACTGCCCACTTAACTGGTTTCATATTAACGTTCTTAAGTTGATCGTTAATAACGCTTGTGCTCATAAAGCGATAGTTGTTCTTAAAGTCGCCTGTTTTGTTTTCAAACTGGATGCTAGCTGGCACATCATTGCCTTCTGCATCTTTTTGTGTTTGAACAGTAATCTTAGCATCTTCCCGATATTCAGGAATGTTAAGGATAGTATTCAAACGATCCAAGTTAGGCATACCAAATACGCCTTCAAAGCCGGCAACCGGTGCTTTGAAATCTGCGTTCAAAATAACAGTTTTAGTCTGCTGATCAAATGCGTTGATTGCGGTACTGGTTTTAGTTCCAGTAATCTTAATCATATTAATAACGCCTAAGCCATAAGTGTGTTGTACAATATCTTTTAAATAATCAAACATAGTTTTCTCCGTAATAGTAGTAGTGTATAGGTTTATTTAGAAAAAGTCAAGGAGCGATATCTTTTATTTCGCCCAATACTTGATCGGCTTTAACCGTAGTAAGCCGACCAGTTTTACGAACTTCGATCCAGCTAACAGTTGTGCCTTCTCCACGTATGTCTCGTTCATATACAATGCTATATCCAAGACTTTCGCACATGGGCAACAACATACTTTTTGGAATATAACTCATCCAGCGATTGTCAGCATATCCAGCACATTCCGGTATGTCGCCATTGTTGTAACTAAACATAAAGGTACCGCCGGGACGTAGTAAATCTCGGACTGATTTTAAATATTCTTTTACTGTATCTAAGCTACGATAATTCAAATAGTTCCAGCAAAATACAAAGTTCATCTGCCCTTGTGGTAACTCTGACATATCCTGATCTTTAATCAAATATGGTCTAATTCTATTTTGATAATCTGTATTAAATTTTGATACAGTAGAATCAATAAACTCTCTGTAATGGTCAACTATGTATAGCGGATCGCTCGCTACCAAATGTGGTGTCCATTCTCCATCTCTGCAACCAATCTCCAGTGCAGGATATTCCCAAGAAGTATACAGTTGTATTCTGCCTAATATTTCCTTGAGAACCAAATCAGATAAATCCATTACACGAACATTGCGAATAATACTAGTAGCTTCGGCATCTACACGTATTTCAAGGCTGTAGTTTTCACTAAAGAACTTAGTACCTTCATTCATTATTTCATGATCTATAACATTGATAACCAGATCAAACTGTTTTTTATTTTCGTTAAATCTTTCTTGTACCTGATGAACATCCGTGATTAGATTTTCTAACATAACTCGGTGATCTGCATCTCCGCGCTCTTCGACTATAGAAACAAGTTTAGCTTGCAAATGATCAAGTTCATTTCCTACGGGTCTAGGATCGTAAGCCTGTGTTAGTTGTTCTCGAAGATTTACTAGTTCTGTTAGCTTTTTCATAAGTTACTCAAAAGTAAATAAATCGTCAAAAGTTGTTTTAATATCTGTGCTTTCTGCAATCCGCCACTCTAGCACACCTAGTAAGTTTTCTACCTTTTGATCAACAATAGTTGATTCCATTGTTGAATCGTCAAATGGCAAGTCTTTAAACCATTGCGGAATATGACTTTCGTCTGTTGGGTAGCCTACACTAGTATATCCCACTGGATTGTCTTTGAGTTTACATACAACAGTTTTCATACCGTCTACAATAGTAGTTGAGTAGTTGTCGCCATGCATACGCTTAAGGTTATTCCAGTTCATTGCGGCACGAACGTGACCGGGCATGTTGGCTTTGCCTAGGCGTGCTTCTTCTGCGGCATACTTAGTCAAGTTGTTTACACGCTTAGGTGTACCCTTTTCCCAAGCCGGACGTTCAGCAAACTTCAACTTGAACTCTTTGACTTTGGCAATAATAGCTTCCTTCTCAGCGCCAGTTAGGACATCCATTAGCAGTTCGCTTAAGAACTCTTGTACAATCTTAGGTGTATCACTACGCTTTAGGTCTAGGCCCATAGCTTTCATCTTACCCGGTTTTCCGTGTGTGTCTAAACGCACACCTTCCATGTCGTAGATTAATACTCCATAGCGTTTTTTCTTAATGAATAGGCCCTTACTAGCAATAAGCTCACGTCCGCCTTTGATAATGGCGCCCATTTCACGTGGACAATGACAAGCACGTTCCATAAACGCAGGGAACGAGTCATTTACGCTCTCGGCAATAGTATCGTATAACTGTACACAGATTTCTCTGTTCCACTCCATGTTACCTTTAGCTACTTCCTCTTTGATTTGCGGCCACGCTGAGAAATAGACCGAGTCCGTATCGCCATAGATGATTGCGGCGCCGACGTGGTTGTAGTCGCCCGTAATAGCTTCGTTGACATGGCTGTCCATGTGTTTGGCAATGATACGCCCAGTAAGTGTCGTGCTCTGGCCAATGCGCTGGTCAAAGAAGCGGCAACCCGGATTGAGGATCGCCCCATATAGCGAATTGAGGTTAATCTTTTTAACGAGCTGTCTTTTGTCCCAGAACGCTGTATCTTCCTTAGATGTTGCGGTTTTCTTTTTAGCTTGCATTTCTTTACGTTCGGCATACCATCTCTCCAATAACCCGGGAATAATACCCTTTGTGTCATATTTAAATATTGTACCGTTAGCACTGAACGTCCATGGCTGGCGACTGTCAAATATCAAACGCCATACATCCTTTGCCGACATTACATCACTACTTCCATCTTCCCAGTCTATGGTAATCTCTGTACCTATATCACCATTCATTACCGCTTGATATTCTAGTGTACCAAACATGTTTTCCCAAGCATCAGCAAAACTAGCACCGCTATCCATCTTTTCACGGATGTAGTGGTCTGTCATTACTGGACGGAGTTGCCCGACGATTGTTTCTGGCCCCATGTTAAGAGCACGGATCGCTGAGGGGTAGAGCGAGTTAATGTCGATTGCGCCAACATATTCGTGCATTCCTTTTTTGGGGAAAGCAACGTAGGCACCTGCCGCTTGCGTATTTCCTTGGTCATCTCTAGATCTCCTGTTAGGCACAACCATACCACGGCTGTGTGCTTCGTTAATAATAGCTTGTTCTGTAACAGCCACAGCACCCATAGTGGTCTGTAGCAATACTGTATTATCGTGTGCAAGTTCGTTAGCTAGATCTAGGAAGCGTAACTTCTTATCTAGTTTAGCCAACAACAAGGTATCTTGTCTATTATAGTCAATAAACTTTTCAAATTCTTTATTGTACAGTTGGTCCAGCGTACCTTCGTATGCTAACTTACTACCGACTTCTTCGTACTCGCCGATAGCATCCAAGGAGTAGCTATGACGTTCTTCGTATGTGTATTTGCGATACAGTTGCATGTAGTCTAGGTGTACACGACCAATCAAGTCAAATGTAAGTTGTTCTGCACCAAAGCGTTCGAACATACGTTGCTTGGGCATTTGTCCCCACAAGCATAGTCTACGTGTGTCATCTTTACTTAATACACGAGTAATACGCATAGTGGTATAGGGAATATCAAAACCTTCTGAGTTCCAACCTGATAAAATATCTGCATCTTCGATCAAGTCTAAGAACGTGTTAAGCATATCTTCTTCACGTTCAAATAAGAAACAGTTGTCAAACTTTTTACAAATCTCTTCGGCGGTTTCCCAACTATAACTCTTAGGCGGCACAACTAACGTGACCATCTTGTCCATCCAGTCTAAGTAGACAGAGATACTAGTAATAGGATTAAAGGGATCTTCGGGTTTACTGTAGCCTCGTTCTGGGTCGAAATCGACCTCAATATCGAAAAAGGCTGTTTGTAGTTTTGGCGACATAGCACCTAGATAATGTTCTTCTAAGCAACGGAAAATAGGATTAATATCCGACTCCCATAGGCGCTTGCCCGAGTTTACTCGTTGTTCTTTATGGAACTCTTTACCGTTACGTGTACTAAAGCGTGACACGGGTGTGTCGTAGATAGTGCGGAACTTGCCGCGGGGATCATCATAGTAAAATACATAGTTAGCGGGATATTCTTTGTATACCCGTTCGCCATCAACTCGTTCTACTACGTGAATTCTGTCTTTGTCTCTATCAAAGAGAGCGTCAATGTAACTCATATTTCTCCAAATGCCACTTTTAGCTGGCACAACTCTGCTTGTTCTTTAAGTGAACGACTCTTAATAATATTTACTCCTAGTAGTATAGCAGTTAAATATTCGTATGTCAAACTATTCAAGAATTGTTTCCTTTGGTGCTAGTATCACTTATGGTTCTGAACTTCCTGATCAATCTTACACATGGTCTAGTATTATAGCACAAAAACTAGGCTTAGACTACCTGTGTTTAGCCAAAGAGAATGCCGCAAACTCTGGTATCGCTCGAGCTATTATTAGCAATATGGATCATTATCAAAATGATTTAATCTTAGCTATGTGGACTAGTAGTACACGCTATGAATTTAGAGTTGACAATCATTGGGAAAATGTAAGTCCGTGGTCAGAGCAAACTGGATTTACAAGAGATTGGTATAGAGGGCCAGGTGGCTTAGAATATACTGAAGTTGTAACTACAATGAAAGAAATAGTATTAGCTAGTCAGTTCCTTGACCGTATGCAACTTCCTTATACTTTTGTACTGGATAACGATGAGCTAAGGACTAGCCATACGTGGGGATCGCCCGATGAATATATACAATCGCTCAAGGCATTAATGCCCTGGGATCATATAGTGTGGTTTGATGGAACTGGCTTTCTCGAATGGTGCCGATTGAAAAACTACAGCTTTGTAAATACACATCCGGGCACAGAAGCACATCAACGTGCCGCGGAGTATATTTTGTCTAGCGGGCTAGCCACATCTTAACAAGAGCAACAATATCGATTGTGCTTAGTAACAAATAGTTTGCTACCATGCCAAACGATCCTCTAGTCCAAGCCGCCCAACAGTAAATACAGCACCCTGTAATCCAAAACGGATACATAAGATGCAATGGTGGATTTGGCACAGTTAGCATCATGCCAATACTACAGCCGATACTTAACATCCAAGCAAACACTTCCAAACAAAAACGTAATGGCCATTCACGAAAATCTCTACGTGCCCATTGAAATGTATCAATGAAAGTGTTTGTGATCTGATCCATTAAAGTGTTTTGCCTACAGTTTCGAGAATAGTGTTAAGCTCGTCGTGATCTTGATTAGTTTCACCTAGCTTAGACTTTTGTGCAATCTTAATAGCTTTCTTAAGGATAGCCGGTTTGATTTCCATTTCTTCAGCAATGGCTTTTACTGTATCATTAAGGCCTGCGTTAAGGTCCTCGATTTCTTGTAGCACAGCCATACCTTCGTTGATAATCTGGGTGAGCTTGGCTTTTTGTTCATTGCTAAACATACGTGATGACATTTAATTCTCCTAGTTGAATATTTGTTTATTGTATACTACTTACTCTGATAATGCAAGAGGCTTTTGGTTAAATGTGGCATACAAACTATATCTGTTGTCCATAGTTGGTACAAGTGTACCGTGTGGGTAACGTTTTGAGCATTCGGTTATATAACCACTATTTGGTATAAATGGAATAGTAGTTCTTCCTGCGGGGGTATACCAAGTTGTACCTATATTGCCGTATACATAGGTTTGAATATGTACAGTTGCTTGTTGATCGTCTTCATGAAACGGAATCATAAAGCCTGCGGTATCTTGCCACACACGTACTTGATTAAACGATAACTCTAGGTTGGTTATTTTGCTTATTTGATCCGATACCTTGCGAAATGCATCAGTTAGTTCTTCTAATATGCCATCGTTTTGCCAGACTAGTTCGTATCTGTTGTCTATGCCTGCTGTGTATTTTTCTATAGGAATAGATCGAATCGCCGACTCAATATAGGCAAAGTCCGCGTTGTCAAATACTTGCCCAACAGTCCATAAACCTTCGGATAATGGAGTTACTTGTTGAATGTCAAAGTTTAATGTTTTCATTTGAATTAGTGCTCACTTTAGGACATCATTCCGGGGCACGACTCCCATAATGTCCAGCCCAGCAGCCGGGCATACACTAGTAACGCATAACGTCCTAAGGTAGTGTATTCTTTCTAAACTTGGGCCATAAACTTTCAAATGTTAACGTTGAGTTGGGCCAATATTTTTCTTCTTGATATGCATGCCATTCGTATAACTTTTCTATGTCAGCATGGTCATTGTTACTAGTATTTAAACGATCTGCAATATTCAGTAAAAGTTCTGTTTGGTCATGTTGATGTGTACGCTTGGTATATTCGGTTGCTAATATAGCCTGCTCTGCGGCTTGGCGCATTAGGTCTGTAGGCAAACTAAACACACTCAGTTCGTGTGGGTATTGTAGTTCATTTAGACGTAGTGTTGGCAATGCATAAAGATCAAAGTGTCTGTATAAGTCTACTAGATCTAAACAGTTATACACTGAGTATTGTCCTGTAATACCAACACGATGCCCCGGACGATCGGCGATAGCATCTTGTAGCATACGTAGGTTTAATATCATAGTTGACCAACTGGCACCTCGACGTACATACTCAAAACGCAAGTCTACAGTTTCAAAACTGATGTCCCACATAACATTC